GATTGCCATGCCTTCCTGCATCATTAGACCATGGACATAGATATAAAGATCCATTACAAGCGGCGGCACCGTTAAATCCCTTCCAATTTGAATTTATACCTGAAATATCAATGACTTCATATGATCCAGCTGAAGTAAAAGATAATGATGTATCATATTTAATCATGTTACCATGTCTTCCTGATCCATTTACATTACCTATCATATAAATATATTTTCCATCTAAAGCACAACTCCAAAAACCTGTGTATGCCGCATTGATTGTTGTCAAGTCAAAAGAAGTCCATGATCCAGCTGAAGTAAAACTACCTGTAGTGTCATATCTAACAATTGTTCCGTGATATGTTCCACTTATATTTTTTGTAGGTAAATAGTATACATATTGACCATCAAAACAAGCAGTTGACCAACCGGCATTTCCAGGGATTGTATACGCCTCCAAATTGGCATGAGTAAATGTAGCTTGTGTGTCATATCGTAGCATAGGTCCATTTAAGGTTGAATGATCTTGAACCAAGTATATATAACGACCATCGAAACTAATTCCTCTATAACCAAAATATGTCGGAGTTGATCCACCATTAGTCAATTCAATTGATGACCATGATCCCGATGAAGTAAAAGAACCTGTTGTATCATATCTCAAAAAATAAGATGGCTGTGAAGAAACAGCAAATTCTAGTGGACAGTAGTATATATATCTTCCATCAAAACAAATGGATGAAAATAATACGTAGGCACTATTAATAGTAGCCACATCATAAGCCTCCACATTTCCCGAATGCATTGCTATATTTTTTGATTTAACAACGCCACCACAATAACCACCGTTGTTATATTGTCCCAATGCTCTTTCAAGAGCATTGTCAAATTTTCCCTCGTTTATTTGTTTTAAGAGTTTATTATCCATAAAATCTTCCTCTAAAATTATATGTTATTATTTATTATTTTTTAAAATATATTATTATAGGAATATTTTAGATTATTTTTTAATGAATTTAATATGTTATGAATTATACTATAAACCAATTTGAACCATTTGTAACGATTGTAACAGATTCACCTTCGGCTGTCAGTGTATATGTGAGTTGACCATCAATAGTCTCACTTGAATTACCATCTATAATTACTGTATTGGATGTTGAATCTGTCTTCTTTATTCTATATACTTTTGAAGTAGCACTAGCAGCGGCATGAAGAGTGATTGTAAAACCAGCACTAGATGCGTCTGCCAATATAACATCATCCGAATTTGTAAGTGTATAAGTGGTTGTTTTTGCTGCTGTTGTTAGAGTTGAAGTTGGTGCATCAACCCATGTAGGATCTGCCCCAGCACCATTAGTCTGAAGAATTTTTCCTGCTGTACCTGGAGCTAAATTAACCCATCCAGTTGCATTTCTATATAATATTTGACCTCGTGCGGCTGCTGTAATGGTTACATCTGTTAGATCGTTCAATGCTGCTGCACCACCACTAACAGTTTCCCATGAAGGATTTGCAGCTGCTCCGTTAGTTTGAAGAACTTTCCCAGATGTTCCTGGAGCTAGATTAACCCAACCAGATGCATTTCTATAAAGAACATTACCCTGGGCAACACCTGTAATAGTTACATCAGATAAATCATTTAACGCTGAAGCTCCACCGCCTAATGCTTGTAAGTCACTTGTAGATCCATAATTGAAATTTTCATAATATACATTTCCTGTTCCTGAATCAGTGATTGTGCTATTTACTTCACATCCTATCAAAATATTATTTTCAGCACCACTAAAATTGATTGTACCAAAATTCATATTGTTGAACATATGATAGAATCCATATATAACAGCTGGAATGTATGATTTGGATACAGAATCATTCATATTATTGAAAATTGAACTATCACCATATGTTTTAAAAGTTCCTTCAGCGTAATCGGTAGTAACCAAAGTGAAGTCGACACCATCACTATTAAGTTGTAGATCTGTACATCTAGCCGGCATAATAACAGTAGCGTTAGAATCGTATGCCTCAACTAAGAAACTGGTTAATGGTACAGTTGTTGTGCATGTCAAGTCCAATCTCAAATCACTTTTTCGTATACCTTCAAATGATACTGACTTTTGCTGTGTTTTTTGTCCGGCGCCTCTTGTTTGGCTCACTTTTAAATCAAACTTATTACCCGTTGCGGTAGAAGAAACATAAAAAGGTTTAAATAAAACTGTAGATAAACTATCATCCCATTCCAAATCAAAATCGAAATATAATTCTGAATCTATGAAAGTAGTTCCTTCCAAGAAATATGCTGTGGTCACATTCAGTGAGAAGAATATATTTGATTTTGTTACTGAAGTTGGTAGATTTTCTATTTTAATATATGAGTTTCTTATATTGACAAATTTAATAACATTCAGATCCCACTCTATATTAGTATATGTGGCTGTATTCCAAGTGTCATCGCCTTCTGTAATATTTGAAATATGTAGGTTTTCATTTGTAACGGTTCCAAGTGATTTTACTATAGATTCCCAGTAGATTGTGGTTATATCAGATGCCCCAAGACCGCCAGAAGAACCCACATACAAATAACTTATATATATTTCATTGCTAGTTGCTGTACCTACACCATCATTTAGCTCAATTAAAGATAAAGTTGATACATCTCCATCATTTGGTATAAGTACCGCTGTCTTAAACTTTGAAAATATACAATTAGAAACTCTTTTTAATTGCTTACATGCTATCACATTAATGTCTATTTGTGAGTTTGATTCCATTACAATAGTACCACTAACATCCAATATAGTTCCAACACCTGATCCAGAATTACCAAATATTCTTTGGCCTTCTTTTAATTCTAGATCACCTGTAACGGCATGTGTTTGATTATCCATTAATTTAATTATTGCATTCTCATCTTCGCCTGCAACAGCAGCATCCAATGTAATATACTTATGTGTTGCTGTATTGTCCGAAAGGAATGTGTTATCTACAATCGCTGTAATATTTGAAATATCAGCTCCTGCGCTCACAAGTAAATCTTGTACCTCAATATACTTGGTAGTCTCGTATCCATCAGCATCCAATACATTAGGATCTGTTACAGGAATCTTTGACTCATTGTCACCAGTACCTAACTTAGTTAGTTCCTCAATTCTTTTATCCAAAATACTCATTTATATTAACCTCTCCATTATTATATTATTAGTCGACCACCAGTGTTAAGCAGAATGAAATTACCGTCATTCATCTGTAAATATCCTACTTCTGTATAATCACTATTATTTATAATTGAAATAGTCTCTCCTCTGGCTTGACATATCTCTTCAAGTTTGTCTCTTATTAGATCTACAGTTGTTTCGGAAAACACAACATCAAAATCATATCTGTATACGTCTTTTAACATATCCAATTGATCTACTATGTAAGTATCACCTATTATGTCACTGGATCCGAATAGCAATTTTTCGTTTTGTATACTAAATATTGTATTATCTCTTTTAGTTGAATCTGAATCTGTACTAACCGATATAGTATGATTAGTATCAAGTCTGAGCACAACATAATTATTATCCCAATTTTCTATGTAGTTATTTGATAAAGGATCTGTAGAAAGAATTTCGGTTGCTACAACAACATCGTTGAATGTAATAGCAATGGCATATTCGTTCAATCCCAGTGGTCTTCTAAAAAATTCATTGAAGTATGGATTTGATTCTACATCGTCGGAAGATTTGAAAATAGTTCTAGTTGAAAGATCGTCTAAATAATTAGCAATAGATATTCCAATATTATTTCCTTCTGTACCTGTATATCTAGCAGCAACGAATAATATTTGTGTTGAAGCAAATGTTGGAAGATTCTCTTCTTCTCCTAAATCATTCAATCGTATATACAAATCTGATCCGTTGTCAGTTGAATTCCATGTATCAATGGTATCTGTATTCTCGTCTGACACGAACAAATGGCTATTAGATGATCCATTGACAGCTGTTAAGTCGTTTCCGCCGTCAAATGTAGGTATAGCTGTTTCAGAACCACATCTAAATACTTTAAGATTTCTTGAGTACAATAGGAAGTTATACATTTGGAACCACGCATTCTCATTACTATCATCATATGTTCCAAAAAGTAAATCCAATTCTTTATTGTCTCTAACAGATACAAGTTGCTTAATAGGACCCCAGTTAGTTTGCATCCAACTACAGCCATAGAAGTTTCCCTGCTCTTCTTGTATCTGCTTTACTTCTGTTGAAAATTTAATTTTGCCTAGATTTATCATTTGATTTCTTTTAAAAAGTTCTTATTACATTTATTTATAAAAAACTCTTGACATTATTGAAAATATCAGTACAATTATAATTAATCGTTGTTTAAAAGCACGACGAAATATTAAAATTAATAGTGGAGCAAAGAAATGAATCAACATCTAGATCAACAAAACAAAATCAGAAATTTATTCAGTACAAAAAGATCAAGAGATTATTTTACACCTGAAAAAATGAAAGAGTATATTAATATTATTGCTGATGCTATTGAACTTGATAGGGTATGCTATACAATTGATAATAAAAGAATTAAACATAGTAGTTTAGATTTTAGTTTTAAATTAAATGAGAAATATAGAGGAGTTATCATTGATAAAGTAACATGTATTTCTATAGAAAATATTTACATTAATATTTTTATACAAAAATTAATATGTAGTTCAGATGCTAGTATAGTTAAACACATTGTATGTAAACTACAAGAATACAAAAATGAATTATCATGTAAATTTCAAAAAAATGAAATTGATATGAATGTTATATCAAATATTAAAACGTTTTTACTAAGAATATTCGTCAATGTACTATCATATATTAAAACTACACATAATATCCCATATACAGAAATGATAGTTAGATGGAATAATGAATATTTTAAAAATATATGGAATACTTTTGATAATATAGTCTATACGGATACAGATACAGTTTATGTCACTGGAGATTATTATAAAATTTTTAATAATATGCTTAGTGATTTTGATTGTACAGTCGAATGGGAAAACGGTATCGGAGAAATATTACATAAAAAAAGGTATATATTCAATATAGGAAGTGGAATTATAAAGTATTCAGGATTAAAAAAAGGTATTGGTATTGGATTCAAAAAAACTCTTGACATTTGATTAATTATACTGTATACTTATATTAGAGTTGATTGATTAATACTTGAGGGGTTCAGAATGAGATTTTTAATTAAAGTATCAGTTTTAAGCATGATAGTTTTTGGAGCTATAACATATATATCAGATAGAGTTGGAAATGGAAATACAGCTTTAAAGATGATTAAGAATTTTAATATTGAGAATGTTAATTAATTTGGAGGCAATATGAAATTTAAGAAAAATGATATTGTGAAAGGAGTCCGTGTATATATATTTGAAAGAGAGATTATAGGAGAACATGTTGTTGTTGGATATAATGATGATGGATACTGTATAATTATACGAATTTTTTCAGATGGAAGATTCTGTGGAAGCCCTGAATATATTACGGATGAGCAATTGACAAAAGTAGGTGAGAGAGTAGAGAAAAAATCTTTCTGGAGAAAAACTTATAAACTGGATTATGACGTTTTTTAATAAATCGTTTCTAAGCGTCAAAACTATTCTACCCGACACTTACTATTCATTTTATGTTTTTATTCAATAGATAAAGAACTAGACCGATCAGAATTGATTTAAACGAGCATTCCTCTTTCACTTTCAGATATAAATCCATGATAAGGATCACTGGTATCAGAAATTATTACTGGTTCATCGCTGACATCCATTTGCCTAACTTTTTTCATATACTGCACTTTGTCTTCAATATGTTGTTTATATAGTTCTTTATCCGAGTACAAATAGCACAATAAGTTCATTGAAGTAACTAAATCATCATGCTCTCCGTTATCAGCTTGATACTTGTTTCGTATTTTTATGAAAGTATTTAATTCGTGTATAGTGTGATAGTCAACAACTTCTATAAAATTATTATCAAACATGTCTTGCATCTGTTTAAGACCTTTGTTTCGTTTTGATTGTTCCATCTTCAGTCCGCATCTTCCATCGTTATGAAAATAAACATTATCGTAATCACAATTTTTTATTAGATTTCTAGGTATTTCTGGGAAAACGTTTATTTCTGATATTTCAAAAGCATCATTATATAATCTACATATTTCATTTAATACATATGGGGCGTCTTCATCTCCAATTGTATTGTTATATACTGTTGCTACTTGTTTTAATCTATGTTTATCTGTAACATCAAATACATGGATTGCTGAATAATCCCAATCGTCGCCCAGTCCTTCCGATGGATCGTGTGTAACAAAATAGTTATGACCTTCTTGAGGAAGTGTGTATATATTCAATACTTCTTCGAATTTAAATAAGTCTCTTACTTCAATTGGATCCATTGAAACTAGTTTTTCAAGAGTACCACCTTTTATTAGTGTAGCAGAAGAACCTTCAAAGGCACATAGATATTCTCCTCTCCACGCCCGTTCACCAAGAGTACTTATTATTGTATTTTTAAAATCTTCTCCTCTATCAGGATGTCGAGTCCACTCATAAAATAAATGCTTGAATTCTGATATTCTATTCTTAGCTTCTGTGTACATCTTCCAGAAATAGTTTCTGCCTTGTGGAGTAGATGTTATAATCATTTTAGTATCTTTACCAGCAGTGATAGATGGTAAAGCTGATTTCATGAATCCAGAAACAATATTTTCATCGATAAACGCGAGCTCATCAACATATACTATACTGTTTACAGATCCACGGCCAGATTTCTTTGTTGTAGCTCTTGCTGATATTTTAGATCCATTAGCAAGTGAGATTGTTTTCTCATTCCATGCTTTTATTCCCTCTTGTAGCCATACAGGAAGATGCTCAATCATTGTTTTTATTTCTTCTATGATTTCTTTTGCTTTATCTTCTACATTAGCAAGTACCAGTATTCTAAAGTTATCTTTAAAAAGAAGATACCAAAGGAAGCACATTGATACAGTTGAAGTTTTACCCATCTGCCTTGCCATCATTGTAATGAGGAATCTCTCGTTTAATATATTTTCAACAAAATCTTCTTGATAGTCTCTAAGTGTTACTTGAATAATATCGCCATCAGCGGTTCTTATATGTACATAGTGGTTTATAAAGTACTTTGGATCTTTCATGCATTTCTGAACTTCTTCCATACGATAATGACCTTCTTCTGTATCATGAAAAAACTCTGATACATCTACGCCCGCTTTGAGTACGCCAGTCATTCCATTATACCATGTAGAATCACACTCTAGTATAGATTTGTTTTGTTTCTTCTTTTTAGTTTTACGTTTAGCCATTATATTTCCTCCACATACTGTTATTTATAATATATGTTGACAAATAATATTAAATCGTGTATACTTATAGTAGATCATTGATTAAAGGAGGTTGTTATCAATATCAAGAAAGAAAATAATATCTATGTGATTGAATCACTGGATCTGGGAAACGAATACCTGTATTCATTCAAAGGAAAGTGGATTATTGATACTAAGCATTCAGTTCAAAGAAAAGTTGAGAGAAACGAATTGGAAGAGAGAGAAATTGAGCTTCTTTTCAAAAGATCAATAAAAGAGTTGATAAAGAGAGGCAGAAGTTATACAGAAAAAGACGGTCTTTATTTGTTTTATTCAAAATCACTTGACCAGGCAATGATTATAGACTATAGAGAAGATAAGAAAGGCAAGTCTAAAGGAAGACACTTGATAATGATTTCTTATCTACCTAAAGGAAGATCTAAACCAAGACCAGGAACAGAAAAAATTGTTGTTGAGAGACATGAAGAATCATGCTATATAGATAATCAAGAATTTGTTGATTATTTTAATAATTTGACTATAGTTGAACATGAAGAAGTAGAATTAGTTGAAGGAACAATTGAAGGAAACTATAAGGTAAAGATTAAAGATTCTAATGAAGATATAATTGAGCTGGAAGTCTATTATTGTGAAAGTAAGATGTGGCATTTAATCAGTCACGAATTAATGGAAATAGATTAGAGGTATAATCGTTAATGATTATTGGAAAGAAATTGAAATAACTGCTTCAATTTTGAATGTAAAAAAGAATTACAAGGAGAAATAAAAATGATTTGGATTATTGCTATATCTAGTTTAATATTAATATTATTACTTAAATATTTGGAAAAAGAAATACCCGACACATTGTTTTCTACTGGAGTCGTTTTGTTATATGTCGGGATTTCTTTTCTTGTTGTGAGTTTCTTAGTTGAATTTATGAAATTTGGATAGATTATCTAATTATACCACCAGTAGCAGTATTTTCATCGCTGGTACTTCCTTTTGGTTGTGTGGCATCTCCTTTTGCTATCAAAAAACGATCTTTTAACATTCTTTTAATGAAATCTTTTTGATATTCACGTAATTTTATATTAATAATACCTTTGTCTGATACTTTAACTTTTACATATTTTTCAATAAAATAAATGGGATCACATGCACATTTTTCAATTTCAGCTTCCTGTGCTTCAGATAAATCAATTCGTACATTTGATCTTTTGACACCAATAATGCCATTATACCATATAGACTTTGTTTTTTTATTCTTTTTATTTTTTTTATTCTTTTTCTTTTTAATTCGGCCAAACATATTTTACCCATTTATTACAATTTATTATAAAATTATTTATCAAAAAAACATTGACATATTATCGAAATTTTGATATATTATAATTATTGAATTGTTTAAGGAGAATTATTTATGAAAAATATTGAAGAATTAAAATTGGAAGATGAAAAAAAAATTAAGAGAAACTATAAAAGAATGTATTGTTCTTTTATTTCAAACATTTTTCTTATTTTCGATTATGTTATTACTGTTCCTGTATTTGATATAATCATTCCGCCTGTATCAACTGTTGTCGATGAAGTTGTCAGAGGACTGGATACAGCATCCACACCCTTTGCAATTTTTGATCCTGAGTGTGATTCAAAATCCGTCCCATTCGCATCAACAGCGTATGTATTTGAATATGAATAGACATTTGAATTATTTGCTGCTGAAATAGCACAAACATTTTCCTCTATAGTACATGATGCTATTTCCACTTTTGGACATCCAGACAAATAAATTCCATTACTAGTCGATTTATCAATGAACATGTGATATACATAAACATCTGAACAATCTAAACACTGAATTCCATTATCATTCGCTTCTCTGACGCCAATTTCTGATATTTCTAATTTACACAATATTCTATCAAAAATAAGTCCATAATCATCTACATGAGTTGTTGCTGCTGTTGCTCCTATCACTTGTAATGTTCCTGCACCATAGACAGATCCAATTGTTATGTCTGAGGCTTGTGTGAAAGTCGCAGCCGCTAATTCAAGTCTGAATATTGTTCCTGCTGGTATTTCTCTACCATATGCATTAAATATTTTTGAAACTTCAGCTTGTGTAAAATCAGCAGATGTGGATATAGATTTTGTTATGGTGAACGTTGGTGTTGCGCCATATGGTATTGATTGATTTCTTCCGAGTAGACCAATAATATCTCCACCACTAGAAATATCAGAAAATATACCAGCAGATGAATAAGGTTGGTCTTCATGGCCAATTAACACTCTTCCTCCGTTATCAACATCAAAAACTAATGCTGTAATAGCAGCATCATCTGGTTGACTCCATGCTCCGGAAATAACAGTTGAATTCCAATTGACAGACATAAAAATACTATGTGCAGATGTATCTTTAGCTATAACGGGCGTTGACTGTACAGTTAGATTTGAATTATCTATCTCGATCGTATTTGGATCATCATTTGACACGAATTTTCCACCATTTAAATATACACGTTCACTATTACTAATGCTCAATGATAAAGATCCAGAAGTATTAAACCACACATCATCGATATAAACAGCACACTTACAATTTTGTATGCTAATACTTTTAATTGTTGATGTTACCCCATTTCCATTTATCTCGATTGTACCCAATCCATAAAACCCATCTATTACAAGATCTTTTCCGACCGATGTGGTACCCGAAAAATCTATATTGAAAGTCATTCCTTCTGGAATTTCCGGTCCAAAGTTTTTGAGTATTTGTTGTGAGTTATCGAACTTGGCAGTGGTATCTAATACAAAAGTGATATCTGTATCGCTTCTTCCACTTCCGAGTATACCAATTATCTGACCACCTTCGCTTATCAATTGATAATTTGATCCGGCAGTCATTGGCTGATTTTCATCTATTATTTTGATGGTGGAGCTCTCTGCTATAAAAACCTCATTAGTAATAGTATTAGTTGCTGTCCAATTCTCAGAATCTATTGCTGAATTGTTAGAAGCTTTCATTCCATTTAATACAGATGTTCCTATTGTATTACCAGTAAAATTGATGTATGAATTGTTAGAAGCATGGCAAATGTAATCACAATTTTTAAAAGTGTTTGTACTTGCATATATATTTCGAGAATTATCAACATTCAAACAATAGCCTGATGAACCATCACTCAATTGTGAAAAATCTTGAATTGTCACTACACAATTACAATCGGTTATAAATATTCCTTGTGCTTCTGTTGTTAGTCCTGCACCGTCGATATAAATACCTCCCACACCACTAAATCCACTTATTACTAGTGAATTCGTATCAAATCCGGTTGATGATGCATTAAGTACTATTTCTATATTATGATTGAGTGTTTTTGGTAATGCATTAATATATGCTTGTGCTTCTGTGAAAGTTGGTCCTGTTAGCAACTCCGCTGAGTATGTTTGAACAACTCCACAATTTGCTGCATCAGTAGCAACAGTACCATCAGCAAGATTTTCTATCTTATTATCATCCCAATCAATATCAGTTGTTGGAGAATTTGTTCCAGCAATTGCTAAATGAGTAGTTGAGTGAGAAGTGGCATCGAAATTATGTTCATTGATTTCTATTATCTGAGTATTAATAAAAGAAATGTCATCAGGAAATCCACTAGTATATCTTAAATTGATTCTCATATTGATTTGAGTACCAGAAATATATTCGTGTGTCAGTATAGTAGAA